TTCTCCTGTATCCCGAAGATCATCGGCGGGCTGATATCCATGCCTGGTGCGAGGAGAACCTGAAGCCAGTTCTTTCCGGCCTCGACCCGCGCAGACGCAAGGCGCTCGGCGCTGACATCGCCCGCAAGGGACACCTGACATCCTTTTGGCTCGCGCAGATCGCGCCGAACCTCAAACGCGAGACCGTGCTGATCGTCGAGCTGCGCCGCATGCCATTCGAAAACCAGCGCCAGATCCTGTTCTATATTCTCGATGCCCTGCGCGGCGGCTGGAATGCGGCGATTGACGCGGGCGGGCTTGGCGCGGACACGGCCGAAAGCGCCCGCGTTCGGTATGGCTCCAGGATCGAGGAGATCTCTCTGGGGTCCGGCTGGTATCGCGACCACGGGCCGAAGATCGTCAGCGCGATCGAGGACGTCACGCTCAGCGTACCTTCAGACGAGGACATCGTGACGGATCTGTGCGCGCTCGCCTATGTCAACGGTGTGGTCAAGATCCCGGACGGCTTCGAGAACACGGGCAGCGATGGCGGCAAGCGCCACGCAGACAGCGCGATCTCTGCGCTACTGATGGAATTTGCGGCCGTGCAAGACCCGGTGACGGTTGAATTCGCATCGGCAGGCACCCGCCTGCCCGAGGCAGAAGATTATGCACGCGGCGACGATGAATACCGCGACGATCTTGATGGCGAGACCGGCTTCGGCACGGTCTCCAGTGGAATCGATTACGGCGGCTTCGAAGGGGGTTTCAATGGCTGATGAAGAGGCTTCAAAGCTGGTCTACGGCGAGGTTGCCCCGGCGCGGGACTCGGATGAGTTCCTGCATCTGTGGGCGGGCGGCATTCGGGAACCGAATGATCCGCTCCTGCGCGGCCGAGGTCGCGATCTCGATTTCTACGACCAGGTGCGCGAGGACGCACAGGTCTGGTCGACGCTCCAGCAGCGCCGCGATGCTGTGGCGTCGCGGGACTGGGAGGTTACGCCCGGCGATGACCGGCCTATGAGCAAGGAAGCGGCGAAGCAACTGGAGAAAGAGCTTCGCGCCATCGACTTCGACGCGAAGGTCAGACGGATGACCTGGGGGGTATTCTATGGCTACGCCGTCGCCGAAGCGATCTGGGCTGCAGGCGATGGCAAGCGGATCAGCATCGGTGATATCCGGGTGCGGCGCGCGCGGCGGTTTGGTTTCGACATCGATGGCCAGCTCATGCTCCGGCGCAGCTTTAATCGCGCCGAGGAAGTGATGCCGTCAGGCAAGTTCTGGGTGATGAGCTCGGGCTGCGATACGGATGACGAGCCTTATGGCTTCGGCCTCGCGCACCTTCTGTACTGGCCCGCGTATTTCAAACGCAACGGCCTCGTGGCATGGATGGTCGCGCTCGACAAGTTCGGCTCGCCGACCGTGAAGGGCACCTATCCGCGCGACGCCTCGAAGGAAGAGCAAGAAAAGCTGCTGGCGGGGCTGCGTGCGATCAAAAAGGACTCGGCGTTCATCGTGCCTGAAGGCATGGAGGCCGATTATTTGCAGGCTGGGAAATCGGCCTCGGCGGATTTCGAGAAGTTTGACCGGCGTCTTGATGCCTGGATATCCAAGATCGTTCTGAGCCAGACCATGACGACAGATGACGGATCGTCGAAGGCGCAGGGCGAGGTGCATATGGATGTACGCGACGAGGTTGCGCGCTCTGATGCCGATCTGATCGACGGGTCCTTCACAGAGTGCATCGCGGATCCTTGGCGCATCTGGAATTACGGCGATGCGGCCGCAACTCCGATCCTGTGCCACCAGATGGATTCGCCCGAAGATCAGGACAAGGCTGCCGCGCGGGACGAGCGCCTTGGCCGTCTAGGCTATGTGCCGGACGAGAAACGGGTGCTTGATGTCTACGGCGAAGGATATGAGAAACGCGAACCGATACCCACGGCGGGGCTTGTCCAGATGGGCGGGGATTCGGAAGCTCCCGCTCTCTCCGATCCAAAAGATGATGACGCCCTTGCAGGCTTCGTTGATCGGCTGATGGCTGATGGCACGACGCGCGGCGCGGCGATCGACATGCTCTCACCAATTGTCGAGGCGCTCGATGGCGCGACGTCCCTTGCGGATGTCGGGGTAGCGTTGGAGCCGCTCGAAGGTGGCGAGACTGGTGTTGCAGGAATGCAAGAAGCGCTCTCCCGGGCGATGTTCGCCGCGCGGATCGGCGGCGAGGCCGGCGTGCCTCTGCGCGATGACATCGAGCAGGAAACACTCTGATGGAAGGGTTCGAGTTCCGGGCGCTGCCACCGACCGAGGCGATTGAATACTTCAAGGCCAAGGGCTGGGCCCCTCAATCACAGCGCTTCTCCTGGCGGGATATCTGGGCTGATGAACATGACCGGATGTTCACTGTCGCCAAGGCGATGCGTGACGATGTTCTCAAGGCTATCCGCAAGGAGGTCGAGGCGGCACTTGTCGAGGGCATCACGCTTGAGGAGTTCCGCAGGCGGCTCCAGCCAATTCTCGAATCCTTCGGCTGGTGGGGCAAGGGCGAAATGATCGACCCCAAGACCGGCCTGCCCGAGCTCGTCCAGCTCGGCTCGCCCCGTCGCCTCGAGATCATCTACGATACCAACCTGCGGACGGCCTATTCGGCAGGACGCTGGGAGCGGGCGCAGCGCAATGCGCGGCTCCTGCCGTATTTTACCTACATCCAGATTGACCGGCCCTCCAAGCGCGAGGCCCATGAGCCGTTCAGCGGCGTGACCCTTCCGGTCGATCACGAATTCTGGCGCACGCATTGGCCACCGAACGGCTGGAAATGCGGTTGCATCGTCCGGCAGATTTCCAAACGCGCCTTCGAGCGTGAGAAACTGTCGATAACCAGCGAGGATAAGGTTACCGAGATCAGCCGGACCCGAGCGTATCGCGACAAGCGCAACGGCATCACGCGGCAGGTGCCGGTTGGCATCGACCCCAGCTTCGAGCGCAATGCCGGGCTGGCGCGATTCGACCCTGAGGCGGACTGATCGGAAGATGCGCCACAGAGCGCCCTGGGGCGCGACAAGCGTCTCACTGCCATGATGCTCCATGAATTCTGCCAATGCCGCCGTAACCCACCGTTAAAATCGTTAAGAGCGATCTTGGTTAGGCTCGTATGATACGGACCTCACAGAGCGCCGCTGGGCGGCCTTGGGATCAATCGGCCCCGGATATACATGAAAGTGGCTGACCCCTTTTAAATTTCGCGGATTCCTGTTTCAAATGGCGCGCTGTCCTTCGGGGCGACACCGCATCGGACGCATGCTTGCGTTTTGATGGGATTGGGGCGAGCATTACGTCGATGCCATTGCTCCTCTTTGGGCGTCCCTGAAAGCCCTTTCAGGTTATGCGGCCCCCGCGCATCGGTCATGGTCTGCCCATGACAACACGCATCCACCTCGCCCGCCCTGGCCAATACCGCGACATGCATGACCGCACGGTCGCGCTCGACGAGCCGCGCATCCGCGATCTGGCGACCAGTTACAATGAAGGTGGCTGGCGCGCGCCGCTGGTGCTGGGCCATCCGACACATGACGCGCAGGCCCATGGCTGGGTGACGAGCCTCGAGGTCGATGACAAGGGCGAGCTCTACGGCGAGGTCGATCAGGTGTCGCCGGAGCTGTCCGACTGGGTTCGTGATGGCCGTTATCGAAACGTCTCGATCAGTTGGTGGGGTAAAGGCCACGCCAATAATCCGAGCAAGGCGAGCGACACGCTGCGCCATGTCGGCATTCTGGGCGGCCAGCCTCCTGCGATTGCGGGGCTGACGCCACTTGCGTTCGCCGATGATGCCGGTGTCGTGACGATCGAGCTCGGCGACGAGACGTGGCGCGGCTGGTGGAGCGTGAAGAATTTCATGCGGGGCGTGCGCGATCTTCTGATCGCTGAGCATGGCGTCGAGAAGGTCGACCGCGCGCTGCCGGATTACTTGATCGACAACGTCGACAGCACCGCCGACGAGGCCGCCCAAGAAATCGAAACTTCCTTTTCAGACCCAAAACCGGAGGACGAAATGTCCGGAGGCAATACGGGCGCTGCGCCCAAAACCAAGCCCGCCGATCCTGCGCCGACCGATCTTGCTGATCGCAAGGCCGAGCTGGATCAGCGCGAGCGCGACATCGCCGAGCGTGAGAAATCTGCGGCCGATGCCGAAGAGGGCGCGCGCAAGGATCGCGCGGTGGCGTTCTGCGATGGTCTTGTCCAGCAGGGCAAACTTGCCCCGGCCGGTCGCGACATCGTGGAGCATATCCACCAGGCGCTGGCGAGCGGCAATGAGCCGATCTCGTTCTCGGATGGCGCGCAGCGTCCTCCCCTTGCCGAGTTCGAGAAGCTGCTCTCGGGCGGCACGCCGATCGTCAATCTCTCGGAGATGACGAAGGGCGACGCCTCGACGAAGGACGTCGACGACAACGACGCCGTCGCCCTCGCCGACCGCGGTGCTGAAATCCGCAAGGAGCGGCCCTCGCTCTCGGTCCCTGAATCCATCCGTGAAGCGCAAGCCGAGAAGGAAAACTCCGCATGAGCCAGCTTCCCACAAAAACCCTGACGGCCGCTGCCGCGATTCTCGCAGCACGGATCGTCAAATATGACGGCTCCGGCAATGTCGTCCCGGCGACAGCGGCCGCTGATCTTTCGATTGGCGTCTCTGACCCCACGGTCGAGGTCGCTTCCGGCGACCAGGTCGATGTGGAGTTGACCGGCCTCGTCGAGATCAAGGCCAGCGCCGCCATCGCGTTCGGCGCATCTGTCACTGCCGCCGCCGATGGCAAGGCGGTGACCGCGGCCACCGGCGACGTCGCTGTCGGCTGGGCGTTCTCGAACGCCGAGGCCGCCGATGACATCTTTCTCGTTCAACTGTGCCGCCACACGGCAGCCTGACCCGGAGCGCTATTCATGAGCGGACGCCCTTTCCAGACTTCGACCGCGCTGACCGCCATGGCGGTTGCCTGGACGAACCCCGATGCTTCCTATGTCGCTGACAGCGTCCTGCCTCGTGTGGCGGTCGATGGCGAGCGGTTCTCATGGGACTACTTCCCGCCCGAGCAACGCCTCACGATCCCCGACACCCGTGTCGGCCGCAAGGGCTACCCGGCCGAGGTCGAGTTCAGTGCCGAGCAGCGCGAGGACAAGGTCGAGGACCACGGTCTCGACGACTTCATCCCGCAATCGGATATCGACCAGGCCGCAAGCGAGCGGCGTCGCAATCGCGCAGCCTATGATCCGGAGGCCTCGGCCGTCTCGGGTCTGATGAGCCTCATCAAGCTCGACCGCGAAAAGCGCACCGCCGATTATGTCTCTGACGCGAGCAACTACGACGGCGATAAGCAGACCACGCTTTCGGGAACGGATCGCTGGTCGGATTTCGCGAACTCGGATCCTATCGAGGCGATTGTCGAGGCGATGGACAGCACCTTCATGGCCCGCCCGAACATCGGGGTCTGCGGTCGCAAGGTCTTCTCGTTCCTGCGCCGTCACCCGATGATCCTCAAGGCCATCAACCGTAACGATGGCGACAGCGGTATCGCGACTGCACAGGCCATCGCCGAGCTGTTCGATCTGCAGGAGCTGATCATCGGCGACAGCTACCTCAACGCCGCGCGCAAGGGGCAGCCGCTCCAGCAGCAGCGCGTCTGGGGCAACATGTTCGCCCTCCTGCATCGCAACCGCACCGCCGATACGCGCAATGGTCTGCCGACCTTCGGCTATACGGCCGAGCTGCGCAATCTGGGCGGCACCAGCCTTGTTGCCGGTCGCATCCCTGATGCGAAGCGCGGCCTGCAGGGCGGCCAGACCATTCGGGTGGGCGAGCGGGTGAAGGAGCTGATCGTCGCTCCGGCCGTCGGCTACCTCTTCGACAATGTCATCGCGGAGATCTGATCCAATGAACCAGGTCGTGAAAGAGCAATATCTGGCACAGCGCCGCATCAAGCATGACGGCAAATACTATCAGTCCGGTGATCCTGTCTGGATGACGAGCGGTGAGGCAGCCCCGCTTCTGAATCGCCATGCCGTCCGTCCGATGGAAGGCGAGGACGATCCGGTGACGGGTGCCGCCTCGGGCGATGAGCAACCCGGGGACAAGGCTGCCAAGATCGTCGCGGCGATCGGCAATTTGTCCGAGGGTGATTTCATCGCGGCGGGTTCGCCGAAGACGAGCGCTCTGTCGGAGGCAGCAGGTTTTGATGTCTCCGGTGACGAGCGTGATCGCGCCTGGGCCATCGTCGAGGCCGTCCGCGAAGCGCCTGAAGGCCTCGACCTCACGTTGGCCATCTCTGCATCCGGCATCGCCGACGTGAGCGAAGCCGAATTCACCGCAGCGCTGGCGCTGCGGCCCAAAGGAGAAGCGTCTTGACCTATGCTGAAGCCACGGCCCGCATCGCGGAAGCCACCAGCCTGTCGAAAGCCGATGTCGACCGCGTGCTCGATGCCCTGCGGACGTCTGTCCACGACGAGCTGAAGGGTGGGGGCG